AAATCAAATAATAATGTAACGGAAAAGAAACGTTACAAGGCTGTTACTGTAACGAGCCAAGATACAGATACAGATACAGATACAGATACAGAGAAAGATAAAATAAAAATTGTTTACAAGCGCATGAATGCGCTGGGTGTAGATACCCCATTATTAAGTGAATACATCAAAACTCGGAGCAGATTGAAGGCCACAAACACGGCTCGCGCTTTAGCGACTCTAGCCAACAAAGCGGAGAAGTTAGCAAAGCAGGGCGAAGATATAAAAGAATTAGTCGAGGAGGCAAATAGCAATGGGTGGAAAACAATATACGAGCGGAACAATCGTCAACAACGCCGTCACAGCGCAACGAAGATCGCAACCAGCACAGATTGGTGAGGACTTAGACAAGGCTTACATTAACCAACTTTTCGGGGTAATGCGGCTAAACTACCCGTCATTTCTAAATGACACCTCAGACGCAGACATAGCTTCGACAAAAAAGCTCTGGTGGTCATACCTAAAGCACTATGACCAGGCTTTAGTTCATAAGGCGACGTTAAAGGTCGTTGAGAAGTTCAAAAAGTTTGCGCCAACCTTGGGTGAGTTTAAGGAAATGCTTGAAGATATTAAGCAAGAGCCAGCGCATAGACCAAGCCGAGACACCAAGATTTGTCAAGTTTGTCGATCTTATACGTTTACTCAGCATCATCACGATATCTGTATAACCGGAGTTAAGTCCATTTACGAGGTAACTGATGAGCAAATTGCAGAAGCTAAAAAGATTTTTGCGAGGTTAAAATGAGGAAAAATACTATTGACCTAAACAAAGAACGTTTAAAAGCATTAGCATCGCAAGGCAACATAGGGCCGTTATTAGCATCAGAAATACATTTGGTGCTAAGGGATAGTTCCGATAAAAACAGCTTGTTCAATTTACTGCAAGGAATGGAATTAGAGTATCCGATTGACGTTCTCATAAAAAGAGCAACTAAGGATCGAACATCGGCGCAAAATAACACGCAGCATCAGTGGTATAGAGACGCAGAAGCTCAAGGAGATATGAAGGCATGGGAGTATAAAGCCTATTGTAAACTACACTTTGGCGTCCCTATACTTCGCAGAGACAGCCTAGCTTATCGGCAAAAATACGATTTGATTCTAAAAGGGTTGCCGTATGAGCATAAATTGCAGTTAATGGCTGAGCCGCATCCATATCCTGTTACTTCAGCAATGAATGTAGCGCAAAAAAGTGCTTATCTTGATGAAGTCAGAAATCATTTTGAAGGGTTAGGAATGCAATTAACTGACCCACTACAATGGGAGATAAACAAGTGACATGGCCAAGAAGTGCAAAATTTGCGGGGAAACATTCACGCCAAAATTTACTAGCTTCCAAAAAACGTGTAATGCGACTGAATGCCTTGTCGCGTTTGGCAAGAAAGAAAGAACGAGAATTCAGAAGTCAGAAGTCAGAGAAGCAAAAAGAGACAGATCCTATTGGATGAGGCGGTGTCAAACCGAGTTTAACAAGTTTATACGACAACGAGATCATAAAGACCCTTGCATAAGCTGCCAAAGGCATCATCAAGGCCAATATCATGCTGGTCACTATATGAGCGTTGGAGGCCATTCAGCAATTTTGCGATTTGACGAGCAAAACGCGCATAAGCAGTGCAGCGTTTGCAACAATTACAAAAGTGGCAATTTGGCAGAATATCGGCCAAACTTAATAAAAAAGATAGGTTTAGAGGCGGTGAAGAGGCTAGAGGGGCCGCAAGATCCGAAGAAATACACAATCGACGAGCTGAAAGATTTGCTTTCGATTTATCAGGCGAAAAACAAAGAATGGGTGAAGTCTCAATCCTAGACCGAAATGCTGAAGAAGTCCGCGAAACTTTGCGCGATCTTTTAAAAGATTGTGAATCTGGAGACGTAAGCGGCGCAGTAATTGTTATCGAGCGTCAAGATGGCTTCGATTTGCAAATGCCTGGCACCTTCTCGACAGATCCAGATAGCCTTTCCAGAATCATCGGACGTTTGCAAGTCGCATCAAGTGTTTTCACGCACATGATTTGGTCAGAAGACGATGAATCCTAGAAGCACCGAAGCGCATTTACAGTTTTGCACGACCGACCACCAAAGACAGGTCATAGAGCTGCACATGACTGGTATGCCGCAAAAAGACATAGCAGAAAAACTTGGCAGGCATCCGAAAAGAATTAGCGCCTGCATTTTAGCAGTACATCGGAAGGCTGCACTGTCAGGAATGGCACCAGATTTTAATCTGAATCGCCAGACAGCACCAGGATTTACCACAAAACGGGTCAGCACTGCCTACAACATGGACAACGAAATTGTCCTACAGTGGCACATCCAAGAGCCAGAAAAACAAAAGTTAGAGCAGTTAATCTCAGAATTTGTGGAGGGTTTTAAGGATGAACTCACAGGATTACATGCCCCCACAGACGCGCCTACAAGCACTGATGACGATCTTATGGTTAGCTACATTATTGGGGATCATCACCTTGGGATGCTTGCTCATCACAGCGAAACAATGGGTGACGACTACGACGTCAAGATTAGCCAGACACTTTTGGAAAACGCGATAGATAGACTGGTAGGATCTGCGCCAGCGGGAGAAGTCGGGGTCTTAGTAAACCTAGGCGACTTCATGCACATAAACGACTCTACAAGCTCAACCCCTAGTTCAAAGAATCTATTAGACTCTGACGGACGATATTCAAAGACCATACGCGCTGCCAGTAATGTCATAAAACGTACGGTTTTACGTATGCTTGAGAAGCATAACCAAGTGTGGATCGTGAACGTTAGGGGCAACCATGACCCAGATGCGGCATTATGGCTGAATGAAGTGATGCGTCTGTACTTTGAGGATGATCCACGGGTTAAAGTGTTTGACAACGCTTCCAAGTTTATCTGGTGGCGATGGGGGCGAAATCTAGTCGTGACGCACCATGGAGATCGGATTAAAATGTCCAATCTACACGGGTCAATAGTAAGTAATTTAAGGAAAGAATGGGGCGAGTCAGATCACACCTACGTTTGGACAGGTCACATCCACCACAAAAATCAAGAGGAATTTGGCGGCGCATTGTTCGAAAGTTGGAACATCCTAGCACCCGCAGATGCTTGGCACGCTGGTGCTGGCTATGCCAGTTCTCGAAGTATGACTTGCGTAATCCTCCACAAATCGTTCGGGGAACAGGGAAGATTGAAGGCAAACATTCAGGAGTTGACATGACAGCGCTTGATAGACAGGTCGCGGGAAACCATTACAAAACGATGATGATTCAGCCGCTGGAGTATGCATTAGCAAACGACTTGGGCATCTGCGAACATGCGGTGGTCAAATATATTAGTCGATGGCGTGATAAGGGCGGTGTCGAGGATCTCAGAAAAGCAGCGCACTACATCGAGATCCTCATAGAAAGAGAAACAGCCGTGGACGATAAAATCAATTAGGCATTTCGCGCTGAAGACGATCAAGCAGCCTAATAACGTCTAAAACCTCCATATCATCACATGGGTCAAGATTATCGTAAGTTTCCCGCACTTTAATAAGTGTGAGTAAGGCTAACAAAAGCTCATTCCTAGTTGGTTCCATTGTTCTCTCCTAGTGTTTCACGTGAAACATTATGGTAACTATCTCTGCGGCTGCGAGTCTGAAAAAATCCATCATGCTCGGGGTAGCAGATCATAAACTTCCTAGCGTAATGGCTAATCCAACCGTCGTCGATCTTGTAGGAGTCATCCTTGCCTGAAACCATCGTCTCCCATCGTACGCGATGAAAAACCGCCTTGGCCGAATAGTAGCGTCTGTGGCGTGTAGCAATTAAAGCAAAGTGTGCAAAAGTCTTAAATATGTCTGGATTTTCGCGGTCAAATTGCTGGAAATTTTCTTTGCTCCATTTACCGTTCATTCGCCAGCCTCGCAGTTAGGTTTGAGGTCTTTGTAGTCCGGCCAAAAACCAGAACACACGTTGTAGGTATATTCCGAAGATATGACAACTTCATGCTTAAAATCTTCTGCAGATACCCAAAACATGAGAAGTGCTATGAAAAAAATGATACAAATTTTTTGAAGTCTATTCACTGTAATCTCCGAAAACGTTAGAAAGTGCGATTTGCTTCGCAAGCTCAACTTCTGATACTTGAAACAAATCAGCTAATTGATCTGCGATATCAGAGCATTCATTAGATTTTTGTTTTGTAGGCGCTATGATAGCCAGCTCTAAAGCTAGCACCAAAGCGTCAAAATTATCTGAAAGGTGGTGCGCCATTATTCATCTCCAGAACAAAAAGCGTAGGCAGGAACTTTGAATTCAGAATCAAACATGCCGATTTCGTCAAAGCCGTATAAAACATATCCATCTAAAGGGTTGGTTCCTTTTTCGTAAACCACTAAATCCGCATCTTCAGGCACAGAACCTTTGTAAGTGTAAATGTTATCTACAAAAATAATGTTTTCCATAATAGCCCCCTGCTATTTGTAGTCGTGAATAAAATGGTTGAGACAACCGTTGTATATAGTTGACCATTCGTCGGTAAAGTTGACTCGCTGCTCTGCGAGAATGTGTAACTCTTGGATGGTATAGCGAAATTGTGTATCGCCGTGTGCTTCGTGCGACTCGGTTAATTGTGCTCGCTCGTTGTTGCGAATAAAAGCGTTGACGTTGTGTATGGCTTGTGAGTTGCCATCGGTAAGATATTGAGCTGCGCCTTCTGGGTATCCGTCGTGGTG